GTAAATATTGTCATTAAATTTCTTTGCAGCACGTAAAAGAAAATCTGCACTGACTTTAGTAGCAGCCTTTGCAATTTTGTTTCCAGGTATATTAGAAGTTATCTTATCAGTAGTTGCAATAGCATCCTTAATGGTTGCATTAAGTGCCTCTTGCTTTTTTCTTTCTTCTTCACTAAGGTAGTCTCCGCCACCTGTAATAGTCTTTAGTCCCGTACCCAGTGTAGATAGGAATGAATTAAATAATGCCATGCCTACCCCCTAGAAGTTTTGTTTAATATAATTTTTTTCAGTGCCGCCCTTTGGGTCTTCACCAGTAATGCTAGTGATGAAAGCGTCGCGCTCATCTGGTGACTTCCAAGACATCATAGCAAGTTCAATTGCAATTGCTGAGTTCTGATACCCAAGCGAATTAGCAAACTTGTCAATGTTGTCAAAAAGGCTACCAGGCATCCAAGTAGAATCAACCATTCTGTGCTGCACTCTGACTGTTCTGGATGAGGTAATTTACAAAGTTCTTAAATGAATCTGGAGCATCTGGAGACTTAGCAGCCATTGCCAAATCTGGTAGATATTGCGCAGCAATCTTTGCATTCTCGTCAATGCGAGTATTGTTCATCAATCCCTGTGGGAGTGCTTCACTTCCTGGGCCAGGGCCAAAGTCCACACCTGCTGTGATTGGTTCATTAGGGCGTGTGGTTGGGTCAAAGAGTGTGCTTAGTTTTGGCATGTTAACGCCTGCGTAAGGTTCTGCGGGTGCAGATGGTGTTGCCGCTTGAGCAGATGCCATTGCTTGATTCCCTTGTATACGCTGGTTGTTTACTTCTTGATTCTTGCCGTAGCCAAAGCCAGTATAGTTACCGCTCTGTCCTGCTCCGCCAGTACCAGAAACATTTGCTGGATTGTACTGTGGTCCGCCGTTAGCGCCACCGCTTCCTTTTCCACCCATGTTTACTCCTATGCGTATTGTTTAAATATATGAATTGGTTCAGAGCACATATTGTCATATTGGATTGCAATAGCAATTGCCTTACGAACAATGTTCTCTGCTTGATTAATAGTCTTTACTTTTTCCACACCCAACGCTGCCAGCGCACCGAGGGCAACATCGCCACCACTGCCCATGACATACACGTTACGAATATCAGTATCCCACGAATAATCTTCAGAAACCGAAAAAACTTGCCCTTTGACGGATATGAGGAATCCGCCATCAATAAGTGCGACATCGCCGTCCTCTTTCATGTCTATGCCAGCATCTACAAAGTTCTTACGCATTTGCGGTATAAACTTCATTGTCATGTAAATGTTTAAATCTTCTCTAACTGTTGGCTTAGGTTGTACATAGCCATAATGCAAGATATTGCTGGCCCGTGATGAACCGCAACCTGCAATCAATACACCATTGTTGTCTACTATTTTTGGCGTCTTTGCAATTTGAAAACGTCCATGCTCATCACTGAGTCTTGAATCGCATCCTAGTACCGACCATCCGTCACCCTGGATTGCTACTAGCGTTGTCATTTTTATCCCTTAAGTGTTACTCGTCCCGAAGCCTTGCCATTACCACTGAGTGTGGATAAAATTGTTTGTAAATCTGGTGGAGGTGTAGGCGCTGCTAAACCTTGAGGAGAACCTCCCACTGGAGCCGCGCCTGGAACAGGGGACGGCTGCTCAACAGGAGAAGTTGCAGCACCAGCAGGAGGAACTGGTTGCTGAGGAGCAAACACGTTGGCAATAGCCTCTTCAAGGGTTTGACCCTTTTGACGTGCAGAAATTACTCCCGCAATCTTAGTTACGATAGATGCTGGGTCTCCACCTTGTGTAGCCATCTGCGGAATACCCTGAGCCATTGCAGTAATACCACTAAGCAGTGATGAACGCATGTTTTCGATTTCAATCTTTTCAAGTTCTTGGGTTACGTTAACGGTGAATGGAAGTTCACGCATTGCCATATCCTTGGAGATAAGTCCTCCACCAAGAGCCTGAAGCATAAAAATAAGTCCCTGTGCTGGGTTAAGACCAGCAAGCATGCCATAGCGGACATCTGCAGAGTAGTCACCCTTGATGTCCTTGATTGGCTTGTAGGTAATCTCGTATGGGCTACCAGAGTCAACACCACGGATTGTCTTTTCCATTGGGAAAATCTTCTCATCTATTTCAAAGCAGAGAGAAACGACATCGCGTAGAGCAGCAGCAAAGATTGCCTGTGCTGATTTGACCTGTGTATCAAAGGCGCCCATAAGTGCCTGTACGCCTTGACCTGTAACGATGCTTGCATCAATGTTACCAGAACGTCCTTCTGGATAACGAGTACCTGAGCGAAGTTCCTGGTTAAGGAGTTGTGCTTCTGTGAACGCGCCTTGTGGAATGTTTAATTCGACACGACGAACGCCCGCTGGGTTGGAGGTACGGATAACCGCATCTCCACCCAACTGGAGTTCTTGAACGTCTTGTGGTAGTACGATTGGTGCCTGAACACTCTTCTCTGCTGCTTCCATTGCCAATAGGGCGAAACGGTTGCGGAGAAGTTGAATACCTAATACGTCGTCGAATTGTCCACGCATCTCGCCATCAATAGACGGCTTACGCGCCACGACAACCATCATCTTGCCCATTGGATTCAATGCGCTAGATAAAACTAAATTACCTTTTTTAGGTAAATAAATTACAGATTGGTCCTTGTCGTAATAACGAACCATTTCAACCTGCGCATGCAGGTCTTGCTTATATCCATCACGGCCAAGGATTTGAGTTTCATACTCTGGGAACTGTGAAACAAGTTCTCCAAGGGTCATCATGTAGCGTTTTGCAAATGCCACACAACGTCCGTAGCGGTCAAATTCTGGGTAAGCCCCGATTGGATTTTCTACGCGGATACGCGGCAACTTGCTTTCTTCGTCCAATTCAATCATGAACGGAACAAAACCATATGTGAGATACCAGTCTGCACCTGAGTACATCTGGACCGATAGGTCAGAGTGGACAAAGTAGTTAGAGGCAATACGGGTACGCTTGTCAGCAAAAGTGCGAGCCTTGTCGCTAACAGAGTTAGCAGCAGAGCAATTGATTGCTGGAAGTGGAGCCATGACCTCAGAAAGGTCACGTGCTACCACATCAATAAAGTTGGCTACTACGTTGGCATCTACGCCCTCTGGGAAGAACTCAGGATAAACTGAGGCAATCTGGCCCTTACGGACTGCAAGTACGTTAAGGTTACGAGCATCTCGTTCGTGGTTACGGTAGCGCAACGCTTCGACGCGTGCCGCGACCTGTTCCATTGATAATGCCATTATTGTCCTAACGATTAAAAGGGAAAATTATTTATTTTTTTTCTTAGATTCAGCAGCAATCTTCTTAGATTCAGCAGCAATCTCTGCTTCAATGCGTAAATATTCTTGAGAATATTTTGGTTTTGTTTCAAAACCTTTTTTAATTTTTTGCAAAATTGAAGACTTATTATTTTTGGGTTTGACAGGAAAATTACCTTTTGCGTCCAAACCAGCGTTACCACCAGTTCCCATTGCATAAACTGGGTTTACATTTTTTCCGCCATTGCCTGCAATTCCGCCTGAGACTCTTGTTCTTGTAGCCATTGGTATCCTAACGATTAAAGTTAATTATTTCTTTTGCTTTGCTCATCCAACTTGGTGCGATAGCGCTATTACTTACGCTTTGCACCCTTTACGTATGGATAATCCATTGTGCCACCAGAAGATTGACGCTTATCTGTTATACCCTTGTAATTTTTTGGGTAACCCATTGTGTCTGAAGAAGTACCCTTTTTGCCTGTTGCAGCAGCCTTTGCGGTTTCTACAACTTGCTTCTTAAGGTTTTTTACTGCAGTCTTCCTAGAAGTTCCTCGGAAACCCATTCCTTGTTGTGGTGAATTATCTGTCTTTACAACTGTTCCCGCTGCTGTAATAATGTCACGTGCTTCACGTGCTGTTACGCGGTAACGGTTTGTTATGTCTTGAATAAGTTTTTCTACCTTGTTAGATTTTGCTGTAAGTGCCATATTATTTTCCTATCCGTATGTAGTGGACCATTGCTCTGCAAAGGCCTCGTCTAAATTAATTGCTTGTCGTCTTGATGCTTGTGCTTGTGTTGTCCATCGGTTTTGCATCCACTTAGATGCGTTACTGCTTTGCTGCATCATCTCGCGTATACGGATAATAGCAAACCATAGGGCCATAACACAGTCTGTTGGGTTCTTAGTATCTGGTTTCCAGGTAATAAGTTCTTGTACTAGGGTCTTGAGTCCTTCAGAACCTTCGTTGCTGGGTAGTTCGATAATGTTGTTATCTTGGAAACGCCCATCACGGGTATTGCCAAACAACATAGACATTGACGCTACACCAAATGATGTGTCCCACTTGTTCTTGCCTGTGAAGTGTGAGTTCAACTGGCATCCATAGGATGCTAGATAGGCTCTCAAGTCATCATCTAAGGCGTAAGCCTTTTGGTGTGCGTTAATTTCAATACGTAATTCTTGTGGTCTGTACTTTTCAACCCACTCCTCAATCAAAGATTGAATCTTAGCAGGACTTGGGTCAGTCATGTTGATACAGTCTAGGACATAGATACGTCCATCTGCTCGGTTATAAGTAGCAACCACGGCTCCTGTAGCACCTGCCATAGCAGGGTCAAGACCAATGATAGTATAACCTTCTACATACTGGGGATGCCCAGGGGTACCAGCCTTTAGCGGTCCGCGCTTTCGCATTCCGTTGACTGAACCTGCGATACAGGTAGGTGAGAAGATTGAGTCTTCTTGGACATCCTCTTGCTGGTAGACCATAGCCCATACAGACGGAGCGACCTCAGAGCGACGCTTAAAGAGCGAGGGTCCATCCCACTTGGGGTATAATCCATTTTCGAGTACATCATCTAAATCATTTTCTTGTTGGTCTGTTTCTGGCCAGAGTGTCTTCCAGTTCTTTGGCTTATCATCAAACTGTAGAACTGCTGGCATGGCACAATAAGTAAAGGGGCTTTTGCCACCAGTCCATTGTGAGCCATCTCTAATCATCTTGTAGAGGTCTACAGATGAAACACGCGTCCCTACTATGACAAGTTTACCATGACGGCCTAAGCGAGTGATGACTTCTTTCTGAAGCCACTCAATTTGCTTTTCCCACTCATGGGCATTAGAACCCATCACCACGTCATCTAGGATAATCAGGTCGGCACGTGCTCCGTATATCTGGGACCCAAAG